CTGTTTGATACTGATCCAATATTTACAGTTCCAAGCCCCACTCCATTAGCATTAAAAATAACTTCATGCTGAACAGTATTTAATTTTGCAACAGCGTTTGCACCATTTCCATTACCACCAGTAATTTTTATCACTGGTTCTTCAACATAATCAAATCCAGAGTCTAAAATTCTTATCTCCTTGAATGATCCTTTAACTGCACAAGTACCAGTTGCCCCTGAACCAACATTGTCAGTAATTGAAAGGAGTGGTGGATTTATTACATCATAATTCTCACCTGAGCTTAATACGTCAATTGAATTAAGCGTTCCATAATAAACGGAATTTGTTGATTTGTAATTTAAAACTTCTACACCATTTACAAGAATACCAGTGTATCCCGGAACTGTCTCATGGGATTTACCATCTGATATTGGAGTGGAAACTTCTCTGTAAAGTTTTTGTGGTTCAATTAATTTTCCGTTAAACTCATATTTTTCTATGTCATTTGAATTAATAGTTACATTATCTACTCCATTTGGTGTTTTTACCTTAACAAAAGTGTCACTATTAATATCAGATTGACTTTTTGCAAATTTTAAATTATTACCATCAATTCTTTTTACAAAATAAAGTCCCTCATCAAAAATTTGACTGGCTATAAACTCTTGAACAATAACTGTACCATCAGGTAATGTATTAGTTACTTTTGTTTTCTCTGGTGTGTAATAAACAGCATCACCAGTATAATAATTATGATCGACTTGATCTGTTACTTTTATTGTTTCGTCATTTAGATTGTATGTGCCACTAAATGTAAATTTTTGAAATTTTGGATTTAATTTTGTTATTCCAGAAAAAGGAAGTGATGATGAAGCAACAATAACTTTATTAGAATCATCATTTGGTATTATAAAATCGTGTGGAAATGGCACATGTTGTGCACCAACCATTTTTTTACCTTCATGCTCATGAAATGGCCCATAATAAGGAACACCATCAACAGTTCCAATATCTGGTTTTAAATAAATGTTTTGAATATTAGCAGCGAACTTATTTAAATTTGGATGTAAATCAGAATCAATTTTTGATAATCTACGAGTAACTTTTGTAATCTTTCTAGGATCACTGATACCAGTACCTGTAATTAAACAAGTATTCTCATCAAAAACATCTGTAACGACATATTCTTTATTTGAAACTGGATCAAAAGATGATGTAATTTTATCACCCCATTGAGATCCGGAGGCAAAAGTTTCATGAGTTGTAATTTTATCACCAATTCTTAAAATATTGACATCTCTTGTAACAAGTTTATACGTATTGTTGACAGAATCAATAATTTCAAGCGATTTTACGACATAACTTTGAGCAGTATTAAATAACCAATTATTTTCTTTAAATCCTGATCCAATTTTACCTAAATTTTTAATTTTTATTTTTGAACCACTTTTTTGATAATAAGTATTTGTTGGAATTTGGATATTTTTTAATACAGATCTAACTTTTACTCTGATTCCACTTGCTGATTGATTGTTAGATGCATACGCAAAAGTATCTTGATCGATCGAGGTGTTGTCAGAAATGGTTGATGCAATACCAGTTGTGCTTATTCCCAAAAATTGATTATTTGTAGTTTCTTGATATTCACAAGTTCCAGTTTCACCATTTTTATATAAAAATGATAAAGTTCCTGTTTTTGGAAATCCTATGGTAGAGTCAACATCAATGAATGTTTGTCCGACACTAACTTGACCTATTATTTTTGTTTTTGCATGTACAGAAAAATTACCATATATTAATTCATTTGATGCATCACCTTGATTAAATGAAGCGTCAAGACTTATTTTATAATATGAGTTAGTTAAAATTCCAACTGATATTTTTTCTACTGCACTCACTGGGGCATAAGCTCTTGATATATTTTGAGTTGAATCTTGAAATAAAGTCTTATTTAAAAGTTCTTCGGGATCACCTGAGTCAATTTCAACGATTAAATCCTTTGTAATCCTATAGTTAGCGTTTGATGGTGAAATGACATTTTCTATAGGTCGATTAATTTCAACATTTTCTCCATATAATGCTCCAAAAAGTATTTTAAATGATTCATCAGTACCTCTTGTTGAATAAAAATCTTTAGATTGTCTTATAAATTGAGCTTGGTTTAAATTACTATCTAAATCTTTTTGAAATCCATACAAAAATTGATTTTTTGTTTTTTTAAGAAATTCTTCTAAAAACAATACACTTAAATTTATAACTTCTGAATTTTTTTCATGATCTTCTTGTGAACTTGAAGAAAAAACAAGATTTTCTGGATTTGTTTTACTTACATATGATGTAATACCTGCAAAACCCCTTGTGCACCTTACAAAACTTATATCAGTTTTACTGTCATATTGTAATATTTCATTATTAATTTTAATCAACCCATTTTTTTCAGGAAAACCTTCAGTATTTGATACAAATATAGTTCCAGTGCCTATTCCAGCATATTTTACAGTGTTTGTAGATTTTATTACTTTCCCAGATTCACTTAATTTAATATATGAGTCAATATTATTAATTAAATCAATTGGCCCACTTTTATATTCTTGTCCCTCATAATATTTTGATAAAAACTCACCTACAAAGGGAAATTCTTCCTGCACATATGCCGGTAGTTGTCCTTTTATTATTTGATTTAATTCTATTCTTTTTTCTGGCATCTATCTTACGATATTTCTGTTAGAATAACTTGTGGAAATTGTGTAATTTGAACCTGATGGATCAATACCTGATGATATTTCATCGACTATGGTATCAACTGTACTACTATCTAGTTGTAAATAAAGATCTTGTAATCCAATGACATCGTTTGATTCTGGTGATACTGATATCTCCATGATTTGAACATTATCTTTTGTTTTACCTGATACAATATTTATTGGATCTAAAGTGATACGTCCTGTCTCGTAATTTATGACTCCAATATTTCTTCTTTGTATAATTGGACTTGCAGTACCGGCATCTAAAGAGAATAATCCAATTTGACCTTTTTTTGCATCGGCATTTGGAACATCATATAAGTAAACATCTGTATTAATATTCAATACTCGAAAAGCACTTGTACGGATATTAAATCCATTCATAGATTTAATATGAAATTGATTTCCAAAATCAATTGCATATTCAGCAACTTCTGATATCGCTAATCTTAGATCCCTTCTCATTTCAATAGTTGTTATATTTGATGTAATAGACTCATGACTTTGATCAATTATCTTTAAAAATTTACTATATTTAAATCTTGCACCATATCTATTTAATTGAGATGATCCTGCATATGAATTAATATTTCTCTGCACTGATGATCCAACAAAAGAAGAACTTGGTGCTAAGTTTGTGTTGTAATACACTTTACTATTTGTTTCAATAAACAAATATTTCAAATCAAGTATTTCTGGTACAATTCCAGCTACCGAGTACTTTTTAAGATCTCTTTTTATATTTTGTTTTATTAAATTAGGAACAAAATCACCATTTCTTGGTTTTATACTAATAAAAACTTTTCCGAATTGGGGAGGAACAAGTTCTTCACCACCAAATACAGATATTGATTCAGTTTCAGGATATATTTTATTTGGAATTAAAATTTCATAGTCATTCGCACTTAAAGCTCTATTTTGTGTAGCATATATTTGTGGAGCATATTTTCTAACCGAGTCAATACTTTCAATATCCTCTCCACCTGATGATTGTGCAGGTGTAAATAATAATCCAATACCTGATGTAACATTCAATTCGACACCATTTCTAGTATACGTAAGACGACCTGCATACGAAAAACTCTTAATGCCGTTTGCATCAGCACCTGATGTGATTATAAATTTAGCTCTTACAACATTTCCATCTTGTAATTCTTTTCCAAATACACCGTCCCCAAAAATTAACTCATATTGCTCTCCAGACACCTCCTGCAAGAAGAAAATATTCGATCCGCTATTTACAACTCGATTTGAATCATTATCAAATAAATTATCATGACGTTCATATTTGACAGAAACTGTAGAATCCAATGATGGTGACACATTCACAACTAATGTGTCCAAATCAATACCAGTATTTGGTAAAATAAACTTTTGATTTGGACTTCTTGATGCAAATGTAAACACATTTTCTAATAAAGTGCCCTCATAAACTTCTATTTCATCAAATAAGGCAACTCCATCAATAACAGGTATTGAAATGTCTTCTGGTATGCTAAAAACAAAAGATCTACCTCTAAATTGACCACTGCTTGTCGCTACAGGCCCTGCTTTAAGTGTTAAACTTGATGGTGTAGGTGATATAGATGAAACATCAACCCTAAATCTTAACTTAGTTCTTGATGATTTTTTAGAACGAGGAACATATCCTATATTTCTCGCTAATGCAACCACATTTTCTCTCAAAGTTGCAGAATCAATAAAAACTTCATTAGCAACCATGTTTGCATTGTATGAAGTAATGTATGTATTATAAGCAAGAACGTCTAAAATAGAAGAAAGGTTGGATCCTTCAAAATCATAGTCCGTAAACTTTGAATTATTTTGTAAATAATCCTTTAATGTTTGTTTTATCTGGTCAAAATCCAGATTTGTGAAATTTACAAGTGACATTTATCTAGTTGGCAACAGAACAAAATCTAATTGTTGTGGTGGAGAGTCAATTCCTGTAACAAAATATACAATTGTAACGTTCAATGCGTTTCCACCATAGTCTGGTGTCACTTTTACCTTAATTAAGTCAACTCTTGGCTCATAATTTTCAATCGAACGCTTAATTTCATCCCTCACAGCAAGTGCGGTTGATCCATTTACGTTGTCAAATAAAGATTCGGAGATTCTTGAACCAAAATTTGGGTTAAAAAACTTCTCTCCCGGTCTTGTAAATACGATATTTCTTAAAGAACGGGTAATCGCATTATTATCTTTCAATCCAATAAGGTCATTATTGAGGGGATTCCTCGCAAATGACATACTGATATCCTTAAAACCTTGACTTGCCCTTTCTATTGGCATTAAAATACAGTTGATCTAACTTATTTATACCTAAAAATTTGGTATATCGTCAGGTTGTGCCTTTTCTTTCGCTGTTTTCCAGAAATAATTCTCATCATTGCCAAGGCCGTCACGATCATGACCGTTTTCGACCTGATAGTATACTGTTGAAACCTTAAAATCAGGGTTTTTCGGGTTTGCAGGAGTCAAACTGTTGTCAAAAATGCGTGTTCTGTTGTTCGGATACAAACAAAACTGCCCATTATCAAGTTCAAT